CGATCCTGAAATCGGTAAATTGATTTCACGCGCTATGGAAAAAGTAGGACGTGAAGGTGTAGTTTACATTGAAGAGTCTAAAACAGACGAAACATATCTTGAAGTTGTAGAAGGTATTCAATTTGACCGTGGTTACAAATCACCTTACTTTGTTACCAACAACAACAATATGTCAGCTGTATTGCAAGATGTTTCTATCTTGTTGGCAGACCATCGTTTTACAAATGTAAAAGAATTAGTACATATTTTAGAAGGTGTAGCATCTAAAGGAAAATCATTGTTGATTATCGCAGAAGATATTGATGGTGAAGCTTTAGCTACATTGATTGTAAACAAAATGCGTGGTACACTTAAAGTAGTAGCTGTTAAAGCACCTGACTTTGGTGAGCGTCGTAAATTGATTCTTGAAGATATTGCTATCTTAACTGGTGGTAAAGTATTTGACAAGGAAAAAGGTATGAAACTTGACCGTTTCGATTTTGGATGGTTAGGACATGCTAAAACAGTTACAGTAACTAAAGAAAAAACTACAATTATTGATGGTAGTGGTGTTGAAGAAGATATTACAACACGAGTAGAGTCACTTACATCTCAAATTGAAGGTGCTGCTACACCATTTGAAGCAGAAAAATTACAAGAACGTTTATCTAAATTTGTAGGTGGAGTTGCTTTAGTTCACGTAGGTGGAAGTACTGAAACTGAAATGAAAGAAAAAAAAGATCGCGTTGACGATGCTCTACACGCTACACAATGTGCCCTAGAAGATGGTATTGTACCAGGTGGTGGTTCAGCCCTATTATACGCACGTGAAGGTATTACTTATTCAAAATCCGAATCAGATGATTTTAAATACGGTAAAAAATTAGTTTACAATGCTTGTGGAAAACCATTTGAAACAATCCTACATAATGCAGGATATGCTGAAAGTGAAATGTATCCAATCAACATGGAAATTGGTAAAGCTGATGGAGTATGGAATGGTTTCAACATTAAAACAGAAACTATTGTAGACATGAAAGCAGAAGGTATTATCGATCCACACAAAGTAACTAAAAACGCTTTGTTAAACGCATCCTCAATTGCAGGTACAATCCTACTAACAGAATGTACAGTAGTAGACAAACCAGAAGATAAAAAAGAAGGTGGATTTGATCCTTCTATGATGGGAATGATGTAATGGAACAAGTAGAATTCAATGAATTAATCGCTAATAGACAAGCACCTGGTGATAACTGGGTGCTTGTTGGCGATGATACTAAAAAAGTATATAATTCACTTACTAGTGTTTTAGAGGCATGGTTTCAAAAGAACCAAGAAAAAGCAGAGTTCCGTTTAGCCCCTTTGGATAGTAAAGTATATGTTATTCGAACTAAAAATAAAGCCCCTGAACCACCTAAGCGATACAACATTTACGGAGATTACTAATACGTATAATTATGAAATTAACAGATATCTTACGCGAAATTGAAGGCGATGAAGATGGAATGAACCAATTAAAGGTTCGTTACGATCTTGCTGTTGAACCCGCTGATCTCGATAAAGCATTAGCCGCTTTAAACGACCCTAAAACCTACGGTATTTACGCACAAAACATGCGAGATCCTAAAGCTATTGTAAAAGCATTCGGCCCTTCAATTCCTGCACAAAAAGCAGGTGCTGCTTGGAAAGATTGGGATTCCCGTTCAGATGACGAAAAAGCATTCAAGATAATTGATATCAAAAATAGAGTACCTGAAGCATGGGATGCTACTGAAAAAGAAGCAGCAGATGGATTTGAAAGATGGCAAGCCGAAGGAAACGATGGTAGCCTAAACGACTATTTATTTTCCCTCCCAGGCAAATCACTTCCAAAAAGTTTAGTTGGCACGTACGGAAAAAACTACTACCCAATGAAAACACCAGACAATTTGAAAAAATATGCTGGTAAAATGGAACAAGATATTCACTATGTAGTAAAAGATGGAAAAATTGTTTTCCCTCATACACTAGAAAACCCATACAAAACAAAACCATATTTGTCTAAAGTATTGAAAACAATCATGGACAATGCAGGAGTTGATTTTAAATTAATTGATGTAGAACAAGATGTTGAGGCACCTAAAACAATAGAGAAACCTAAAGTAGAAATGGTTCCTTCCCTATCCTACACGGCAGATACAAAAGACCAAGCAGAAAAAGCAAGAACCCTATTCCAAAAAGAAATTGGAGAAGTACCAACTGTAAAATATGAAATCGAATCAGTTGATGTAAACGGTGAAAGAAAATACAAACTTGTAGTATCCGGATTCCAAAACCCAGATCAACGTGCAAAATTGTTTGCTAAAAAAACTACATTAAAAGAAGAACAAAACTTTGAAATGCGTCAAATGCTTGTTAGAGCAGGAATTATAAAATAAAATACAATGGATCAAAAAGAATTAAAAGAAGCTATTTTCGATATGTTTAGAAAGTCTAAAGAGGCACCTAAACCCCAATATAAAAGAATCGATTCTATGTTAGGTGGAAAAATGAACCTAACAGCTGATGACTTTGCTCAATTAGATCCTAATTCAGATCCTTATAAACTTAAAGCTGCTTTTGAAACAGCATATCTTAGAGGAAATACAGACAGTAGAGCTAGCCTAAAAACATTACTTGATACAGCACCATATAACGAAATGAAAGATATGGTTGATCTAATAGATAATGCTAAAGGAACTGCAAATGCAAATCCAAATAGACAATTTGGAGCTTCAAACCAACCTACAGTTAGAAGAAGTGGTGGTGGTTTATTTGAAGAAAAATTGCGTATGCAAATGTTGGCTGGTATTATTACTGAAAGTGAATATAAAGCTAAATTAGATGAAAATCAAGTTAATAACAAATATGTTGTTAAAGATGAAGAATTAAGTGATGAAGATGGAAATTTTTATATAATTGATCGTCAAAAAGCACTTGATTATTTATCTCAATTTGATAATGAAGATGTAAATGCTGAAACTTTTATTGATGATGATGAAGGTTGGGGTGAATTTGAACAATATCTTGAGGATGTTGAAGAAATGCCTGATGAGGAATTAGAAGATGCAATGCGAAAAGAAATGAGTATGTATTTCTTCAGCGATGAAGATTCAATTTAAAATAAAGAAGCTTGCCTAGTGCAAGCTTTTTTTGTATAATACGGTTATGAAAGAAAATACGTTATATGTAGAACGTTTTCGTCCTACCGAACTGAAATATTATGTTGGTAACGAAAATGTCAAAGACACAATCCAAAAGTACCTAGACCAAGGTGATATCCAAAATTTCATCTTCTATGGTCCGCCTGGAACAGGAAAAACTACCCTAGCAAAAATCATTGTTAAAAATCTAGACTGCGATTATCTTTATATAAACGCATCTGATGAAAACGGAATCGATACTATTCGAGAGAAAGTAAAAGGATTTGCTAGTGCTGCATCTTGGAAAGGTATTAAAGTAGTAATCCTAGATGAAGCAGATTTCATTACAATCCAGGGACAAGCCGCTTTACGAAATGTAATTGAAACATTCTCTCGCTCAACACGTTTTATCTTAACCTGTAACTTTATTGAGCGAATTATTGACCCACTCCAATCACGTTGCCAGGTACTTAAAATTGTACCACCAACAAAAATGGATGTATACAACCATTTAACTTGGATTTTAGCTGATCAATTATCTTTGTCATATGAGACAGAAGATATTAAAAATCTGATCGTTAAATACTATCCCGATATGCGTAAAATGCTAAACGTTTTACAAATGTCTGTAAAAGATGATGCTGTTGTACTTGATGATACTGTTTTGACCTCAAATAACTACATCAAAGATGTATTGAAAGAGCTAGCAGGTAAGAAAAATTGGATTACTATTAGACAGATTATAGCAGATTCAAATGTTAAGGACTTTGAGGAACTATACCGCAATCTATTCGAATATGCCCCCAAATATGCCCCAGGCAAGGAAGGCTCTATTGCAATTATCCTAAATGAGCACCTATATCAAGCAAATTTCCGAATTGATAAAGAAATTAATGTAATGTCTGCAATTGCTAAAATAATTGAAGTACTATGAAATACCTATTAAGATATACTCTTTCGTGGATATCTCAAAATTTGGCCATACCTTTCTGGACAATCGGTCATATCCACTTGATGACAACTATTTATGCTGACATACATGAAATTATAATGTCACTTGGATTAAACATAATTGTGGCAGCTGGGTTTATAGCTGACTTTATAGATTATAGAAAAGATAAATTAAACAAATAAAACAACAATAATAAATTCATAGTGCCAGTAGATGGAGTAGATAACCAACACCTCCCCGGTTGCGTAGCCGTAAGTAGCTTAATACAAAAGCGCTGACACTTTATTTTTTAAACAACAAGAACAATGGAAACAACAGTAGAATACAAGTACCCAGTAGGTGATTTTTTAAGTGGATTTTCGGAGGATGAAAATAACCCATGTGATTATGAACTTGAATGCCAAAGAATGGTAATTAGAGGTGTAGAATATTTTGACCAACATCCAGAACTATTTGATTTAATAACAACTACAAATGTGAGTACTTCTGATGATGTTATGAAACCTATGGTAAAATACATGTGTTTAAATGAGGAGAACCCAGAAGAATCACAAGGTCAAACCGGAGCAATGGTAACACATACCGTAAAAGTAGCTTACCATGCTAAAAAAATGGGTTGGGAAACCTATATTCAAAAGATAACAGAAAAATAAACAAATAAATAAAAACAAAATGCAAGAACAACCTAGATTAAACATCGATTTTAAAAACACAACAGCTATTACGGGACACGATGGCGGACAATTGTTTGGACAAGCAGTTATCCTACGTAAAGTATCCAAATTTTTGATTGGAGCTGAAGAGGATTCACTCATCCCAATCCCAGTATTTTATGATTTAGAATCTAAAAAAATCATTTTAGATACACTTCCACCAGACATTCGTGAAGAATATAAAGACATTGCCCTTGACATCTAAGAAGCAAATAAAAGATATATGGGGGTGGTTAAATGAAATCACCCTCTATAAAACTCCCATCGAAAACATTTCGGAAGAATCGTGGGATAAATGGAACTCTTACATAATACATCGATATGTATCTATGAATATAAATTATGTTGAATTAGCTAATTTTGTTCAAACTCTACCATACGAGAACAAACAACAAACATATACAATTTATAGAGAGATGATTCCAAAAGCTAAAACGTTCTTGAAGTACGTCAAGTCAAGAACAAAGAGACAGCCTGCAACTTTGGTAGAGTATGTAGCAAAACATTTTGAATGCAGTTTAGGCGAAGCTGAAGAATACATTGATATTCTACGCGAACATGGTGTACGACACGTTTTGTACTCTATGGGGATGGAAGAAAAAGAAGTAACTAAGTTATTAAAAAAATGACCAAAAACACAGATACAGGAAGACATAAGTTTGAATCCTTGAATACCCGAACAATCCAGAAAACAGATTCTATTGTAGACTCTATTATAGACCAGTTTGTAACAAGAGCAGCATTCGGTAAAGAAAAATACAATACAGACTTAGACCGTGAAGATCTATCCCTTTTAGAATGGATTGAACACGCCAAACAAGAGCATATGGATGCTATATTGTATTTGGAAAAGTTGAAAAAAACCATAGAAGCAAAAGGTCTATAATATTTATAATAAAATACTTAAAATGGATAAAGAAACTTTACGCATGCAAATGCTTTCAGGTATAATCACAGAAGGTGAATATGCTGCTGCTATCAACCAAGAAGTTGAAAACACTGAAAAAGATTCACTTAACGAGCATTATGTTGCAGGTGGAATTGTAGGGATTGGAGCAATTACTCAAATCCCATCTCGTGCTAAAGCAGATTACGAAGATGCTTTTGAACATTTCCTAGGTCAAAAATATGAGATCAAGGAAGAAATGGAAGAAGCTAAAGAAGAAGTAAAAGAAGCACTTCAAAACGATGATATGATATATGATAGAATGATGGATATGGATCAAGAACAGTTAATCTCTTCTATGTTATCATATGCTGAACAAAATCCTTCAGTAACATTAACCGATTATTTGAATGATGGATTTGGATATGAAAGTGAAGATGAATTAGAAGAAGGTAAAGAAGTAGAAGAACCAACCAACTACTAAGATGAATCCAAAAGATACAATTACAGTAGACGTTCCTCTATTTATTCGCTTATTGGAATATGCTCGTGAAGATGCTAAAACTGATATGGACCTACACAACGTAGCAGAAAATATCATTGATTTAAGCGAAGAAGGAGAAGTTTTAACAATGGACAACTACAATGCGATTGTAGGTACAACTGAAGAAGAAATCGCTGAGCGTAGAATGCTACAAGTAAGAGCAGGTATTTTAAAATAATTTACGATACGGCTTAGGACCGTTTGCTAGTTATAGCAAGAGAATACTTTTCACCGCTATCAAAGGTATTTTCAAAAAATTAAGAGAGCTTGGATTTTCCAAGCTCT